GGCGGTAGGATTCGAACCTACGACCAATCGGTTAACAGCCGATTGCTCTACCACTGAGCTACACCGGACTGTAGTATTATTTAGTCTCTGTGGCAATCCAATAAGTCAGATTATCAGATTCAAAGCGAGAAATTCCTAGTGTAGTTAGAGATACTCTATAGTCAGCAGGAATAAGCTTCATGTTTTCAGGACGGAAGATTACTCTAAAGTCCTTGTCACACTCGCCGACGTCAAGACTAAACACATCGGCAGTAGGATTCTTAGAATCTACAGCCCGAATAGTGATAGTTCCATCTTCACCGACTACTGCAATCTCGGGCATCTGTAGAACAGCACCAGCCTTAGAGATAGTAGATAGCTGATCTGCCGTAATCGTAAAGTCTACTTCGGACTCTGGAAAGTTGATGTTCTTAGAGGGAGGAGTCACAAACATACTGGCATCGGCATAAGTATAGTTTACGCGTTGCTTACCAGAACGAATGGTAACATACTTCTCTTGAAAATCAAAGTCAGGATCAGAGAACAGAGAAATCGTACCAAGGAATCGTGGCAATTCATAGATCGCAAATTCTTGTTCGAATGTTTCTGCTACTGTAGCCTGAGCAAACACAGTCTTCATCGGAGTAACTGTCTTAAGAACATTTCCCGGACGAACCAGAATCGATGGATTGATCGAAGAAAAGTTCTTAAGAATTTGAATAGTCTTATCACTTAGTTTCATAGTATAACCTCTGTATGGTGAATATAGTTGTAATTATAACACGTGTGGTATTAATGTACACTACTTCTTTTTGCCTAACTTACTTGGATCCACGGTAGCAGACGCACCGACCGCAGCTAGATCTGCCAGAGATCCACCGAAGATATAAGATCCAATGTGCTGCAGCTGAATCCATGGAGCAAGCCACACCTTTAGACCAATATTACGAGCCCATTGACAGAACATGTAGTCTTCGGAAAGATAACGCATGCTATATTGCTTACCGTCAATTGCCGAAGTACGCTGATCGTCAATGAAAGCAATGACGTCTTCTGGCTTAGCTTCTGGATTCTTTTCGAAGAACGCCCTGATTTCTCTACGAATGTTGGCGTGCTTATTATCAATGAGGGCATCGAAGAAAGCAGTAATCTCACGCGAACCATCAAAAGCTGCAGTACGAACGTGATCTGGACGATAAGAATATTCTGGATATTCTGCGGCAAACTTGGCTGTCGCAGCCTTCTTAATCATCATGAAACCGGTACCAGATTCTAGTACTTCTACTGGTTCACCAAGAGGAATCTCGGTTCTATTACCAGCTGGATTAAAGACATAATCGCCAACATACTTTTCTAGAACATTTGCATCTTCGTCTGCCATGCCCTTGTCAACGGCAGCCTTTACTTTTTCCCAAGAGATGCACTTCTTAGGATACGGAGCGCAAAGAATATCGTATTCAGACTCGTCGCTCATGAGAGCCAACATGACGATGACGTCTTGAGCATTAAATCCAATATCAGAATCGATGAATAGCATGTGAGTGCAATCAGACCGCATGAATTCATCCATGCAATAATTACGTGCTCTGGTAATTAGTGATTCGTTGAACAGATAGTAGTAACGAAGTTCGATACCATGATGAACAGCCGCTGCCGATAGATCATTAGTAGAACGTGCAAACATACCGGCGCATTGGCCGCCATACATTGGAGCTGCCACAAATAGCTTACGCTTGCGTAGCTCTTGAATATCAATCTTAATTTCCATTATTATTACCTTTTTTGATTGTAATTCCAAGACCAGAAGAGAATCCTGATTCGTCTTGAATAGTTGTTGTACTAATTGTTGATGGAGTATAAACTACTTTTGTTGGGGATGGCGTATAAATTACTTTTGTTTGGGACGGTTTAGTCTTTTCTTTATACTCGAGATCGTGAACATAGAGTTGCATGATAGCGTAATGAATTACCTTCATCATGTCATTGCGCCAATCGGCTGGAGTACCCTTACGTCCGTATCTCTGAGTGTATTTTTGAATATTTCCAACACAAAATCCAGTACCGTGTCCGCTATCAATGATGAATTCTGTGGCCTGATACTTATGTTGGGAATAGTGTTGTTGGTATGTATTGTCTACATACTCGGTGATTTCTTTTAGAATTTCACCTTCATTATATTTATATGATATTTCAGATTCCTTAGACGAAAAAGGCTTCAATGGATGCATTTTTTGATTTCTCCGTGACCAGGCTTTGAGTAGCATTATATTGATATGTTAGAGTGGAGTCGATCATCTGACGATTTCCGAGTAGATATTCTCGTACTTCCGTGGCCATATCCGTGGCAGTCTGAACTGGTACGTTTTGGCAGATATGATTGACGCTTTGTCTTGGATTTAGAAGCATATAATCATCGGGCATACCCATGATAGTCAACGCTTCTCTATATGTTATATATCGATCTTCGTGAGGATGAGTAGTCATCATCGGGTAATGTCCAACGAATGCACCAATGTATCCCTTAGGAACGATAGTACCACGACGCATGATGTTACCACCATCGTCTAGCTTCTTGTACATTCGATCGCACTTCTCTACTTCTTTCTCGTAGCCGTGTTCTTTCATCCATGCTCCAACTTGCTTGTAAGTATGACCATGATGTTCGATAAGGCTCTTTGCGTCTAGATATCTAACAGAGATTTCGGTAGGATCGATTAGATCGAAGTGTTCTTTATGTGTGATTCCGCCATGAATGACTTCCAAAAGATACCTGTAATAAGGATCATTTGATGGCTTATTCTTGTTGATTGGATCCATCATGGAATTCGAATTCACACCCAAGATGATGTCTTCGATCTTGGTATATGGACGATTGTAGTAGTGTAGAATCGGAGTCTGATCTCCCTTCCAGAAGAAGTAGAATGTCCGTTCACGAACTTGTGGAACTCCATGAAGAAGACTCTTGGTACGATACAGAGTCATGCTGTATCCGTTTTCTCGGCCGATATCGATGAGCTGTTCACGAACAAACGCTCCGATCTTTCCGGCTAGTGCGGGTGCGTTTTCTCCCCAGAAAACTTGTGGTTTCATTTGACCAAGAACATACTTAGCTGTCTCGATCATCCACTTATTGTTAGGATTTTTTTCTCCGTAGCCAGTAGAGAACAAAGATAGACCAGCGCAGGGACATACAGAAGATACCACGTCTACGTAGTGTGGAAAGTTTTGACCCTGATCGATAAGATAATAAGGGACTTCGTTGTCCCAATAGTTTAGTAGATGAGATTCGTTTGCCTGAAATGGTGAATAAGACATGATGTAGTCTGGTCGACTACCAAATACATTTGTAGAAGCAATAGCTTCACCGCCAATAAGAGGAATGATCGTCGCGTGTTTCATAAAAAAGCCTCAAGAGTAGAATGATATACGGGTCTATTTAGATTTTCTGTAAGACCGTTCCAGTCAAGGCCCTGCCAGTGTGGATAAGCTTCACGAGATAGATGAACAGACTTTGGTCGTTCCATGTACTTGAAATCCAATTCGCCGAGCTCGTTCGTTAGACCAGATACCCATTGATATAGCCGTACTCGATCGTTTTGCTGTTTCAAAGCTTCATCCTTAAAGATGAGTCGAATCTCGTTACGATCTTTTCTGGAACCATAGAAAGGTGTTCCATTATACCAGCCAGTCTTTGGAATAGATCGCTTTTCATTTTCTGGTGGAAGTAACTCGTATAGCATCACGTCTAGATTCAATGACTTTGCTTGATCAAAATATTCTTGAACCAGACTTCTTGTGGCTTGTTCTGGATTTTCTTGTCGAAGCAGATGATGTCGAACATCGATGTTACCAAAATAAAATTCTGCTTTTTCTAACGATCTCTCTGGTAGAAAAGACTTCAATCCCATCTTAAGAGCTCCGTGAAGAGTCTTAAATGGAATAGAAAGATTGTTCCATCCTGGACGATACATGCAGATAGCGTGAGAATCACCAACAGAAACGTTAGGATATTGAACCATGTCGTTTGGAATGACCGTTACGGCTTCTTTTTCCATACGCTTGATGTTTTCCCAATCGACTTGAAGCCAACGAGGATCGATCTCTTTGCTTTTAGAGACTGCTAGATCTACTTTATGCTTTAGCTGATCATAATAATCTGGAAAGTCAATGACCAGAGAATAGATCTTACCCTTAAACTTTGAGAAGTTTAGAAAGTTATCTACGTGAGGGAATTCTTTTAGACCACCAAATAGATTCAAATGACCACTCCAATCGTTGCCATGATAGACATACATGGCATCAAAGGTATTATGATCTTCTACGTATCTGTCGAGTGACATGTTGATGTATAGATCTATTCCGGCTTCTCGAAGTTGATCTCCATAGATCACACCCTGAGCTGCGCGATGAGAGCTAAGGTTCTTAGAAATTGGAATAAATGGTGCTGTTAGTACTGCTGTCATAAGTTCTTGTCCCAGTCTCGATAAGAATCAATTCTATCGTATATCGTGTTATCTGTCAACTGTGGTTCTGGTCCAACATTCCACATCAAAATATTTTTTCCGCTATTCTTGGGAATATACTTCCATACTTTACCATCATAAGTATCGATACATGAAAACGGTGGAAGATTTTCTTTCTTTTCTGAAGCTATAAACTCTAATGGCTCAGAGATGACCGATGCTCTACCGAGTTCTCCGGCTTTAAGATTACGAGCTACTGCGATACACGTAAACTTTGCTTTTGACCATGCGATCTGAAGTGCTCTAGATAATACACCCGTAGAAATGGCTACATAGACTTCGTCTGGTGGATCGATCTTACTTGCGGCGTGAACTATCGCCGCCGTAGAAAATTCGTGCCGTAAACCTAATGGAACAAAATAAGAACCAGTTTCTTCTGCATATTCTTTAGCATACTTATTTAGATTAGGCATCGCCGCGATTCTTTTAAAGATCGGAGTAGCACCACGTTCGATACAGCATGCTTGATGAAGAGATACTCTCTTTGAGGATGGCATGAACAATACCACCTTCTTATTGTGACGACTGGCTGCATCAAGAATAGACACACCAGCGAGACCAGTTCTTGGTTGAGAATACACGATCGTATCATGATTGGTCTTAGACATGAGAAGATCTCCTGCTCGAGTCTTGGTTCCGACAATAAGATCGTCTCGAACTACTCTTACTCCATCATGCTCGATCACTACTGGATCTGGATTATATGGAGTCCAATTTGACGCGAGTTCTAGATAGTATTCTCGGGCTGCTTCCCAACCCATGATGCCGACGTCTTTATTGATTCCGTCGACTACGTGATTATTATGCGACATTCAATAGCCTATCATACTTATTTGTCTTTAGCGACCATTCATTTGGATATACCCAATCATACGGAATCTGCTTAGTCTGATTCTTTGTTCCAAACTTGACAGCCATGAACTTAAAGTGCATGCACAACTTATCTTCTAGATTAAGATACTGATGCGTATGAATCGGATTACTTGGATGATTCTTAAGATAGTTCATCAACTCTACTTGCTTTTCTGCATGTTTATTGAGAGGAACGTATTCTCCAAACTCATCTATAATATATTTAGACTTTCCCATGAGGTTACCACAATCAAATACCTGATTGAGTCCATCAAAGTATCCCGTACCTCCATGAAGAAACGAGTCTGGATCAACCCATTCTGGATGACTCATAGCCACGTGACGAGCAGCGTTCTTACACGGATACATAGCATTTCTGAAACCCTGTTCTTCTACGAAGTATTCGTTTAACTTCTTAGCGAATTCCATCATACTATATCTTCTATTTGTTGTAAACAGCTTTGGCGCTAAATCTATGGCAGCTTTTTGGGGACCAGCCAATAGCCATTCGTCTACACGTGTTCCTTTTGGATAGTAGATCTGAAATAGATCTGAACGAGCGTGTCTGTGACCCTCGTTAAATCTATCTCTCATTCCGGGATTACCAAGATCTGCCCATGCTCTGTATGTTTGCCAGTGTTCATTAGTAAACGAAAATAAGATACACGCATTTAGTACCCATTGCGGATCATTTTCTTTTGATACTTCGTCTACGAATGGGCACTCGTGCCAATGAAGTCGATGAGAAAACTGTTGATAGTTCTGCTTAAGAAGCGTGTCTTCACGTTCATCGTATGCTCTACAGAATTCAAAGAATTTTTCTGTACGTTCTTCTTGTGTCCAGTCCTTCATCCAAGATTGAACTGGCTTACCCTTCACATCTAATTGTACATCGACTGCTATATTGGGGTATTGAATATCGTGAGGATTTGGTTCAAAGAACTGCGATAGGGTCATTTACTCTCTTCTTATATTCTTCTACGGACATACCGACTTGCTTAAGAATAGTATCATCCGATGGGTGTGCTTTGATTCCATTAAACGTTTTAACTAATCCCATATCCAACATAGCTTTTTGACGACCAAATGGATGATCCTTGATCTTACACGAAGAAAAGATCTGATCAAGATCTAGATGATCGTAGTCTGCACCCGGTCGAATATAATTCTCGATCCAACGAATGTAATCACACGCCACGTCTTCTGCGTTGTATGGAAAAGCACCGGTGTCAGCATAGATCTTTTCCATGATAGCATCCAGAAAAT